TGAAGCTCAATTAATGCTGCAACTACCGAATACCGAAACGTGGTGCGTTGCCCCAACCTATGATGGCTCTGAAAGGGTTTTTAGCGAAGTCTGGAAAGCTATAATCATTAAAGGACAATTTGAACAGAACGGGTTTATTAAAAGAGCATCATACAGAGACCAGCTAATCCAAACCGAATGGAACTCTACTTTTAAAGGCAAATCAGCAGACAAACCTCAAACGCTGGTTGGCGCAGGACTTGACTTATTAATCATTGATGAAGCTGCAAAAATAAAACGTAAAACATGGGAAACCTATTTAAGACCAACCTTAGCTGATAAAAAAGGTAAGGCTTTATTCATTACTACACCAGAAGGATATAATTATGTATGGGAACTTTTTAACAGAGGACAATCAGATGAACTTTGGTATTCCTTTAATTCCCCTTCATGGCAAAATCACCACGCCTTTCCTGACGGTAAATATGACGTAGATTTAATGGAAGCTAAAAGAAACTCTACCGCTGAAACCTTTGACCAGGAATTTGGCGGAAAATTCACTACCTTTGCCGGTAGAGTTTATCCTTTTGACCGGAACCTTGATGTTGGCAAATTCCCATATTCAAGAAACCTGCCTACTTATTGCTCTATTGACTTTGGCTATCGGATGCCGGCGGTTATATGGGCTCAAAAATGGAAATCCGGCGGAGTAGAGCATATAAATATAATTGATGAGATTATTCATAAGACCAATATAAAAACAGATGAATTATGCAATAAAATCAAAGCTAAACAATATCCTACAATATCCTACTATGGCGACCCTGCCGGATACCACACATCAGGACAAACAGGACTTGGTGATATTGAGATATTCCGGCGCAATGGAATCCACATCAGAACAATAAGAGATAAAGTCTCACGCAAAATAACATCAGGAGTTGAACTTACAAGGTCTTTTATTGAAAGTGGTGCAGGAATCCGTAGATTACATTTAAACGAAAAATGCAAAGGATTGATGGAAGATTTAGAAAGTTACCGTTATCCTGAACATTTAGAAGGCAAAGACTTAAAACCAGAACCGTTAAAAGACGGATATTGCGATCATGGTTGCGATGCTTTGCGGTATTTATTACTTAATTTATTTCCAATCAAACAAAGAAAATTCAGGACAATTAGGAAAAAATGACTGTTCAAGAAATAATACAAGAATCAATTAAAAATATTAAACTCAATATAGCCAAAGATAGGCGCAGAGATATTCAAAGAACTCTGGATTATTATACAGGCAATGAAACAGATAAATATATCTCAAAAAGGTTCAGATCGGAAGCATTGCAAGAAGTTCCGCCCTATAAAGCGAATATTACCCGCAGACTTGTTAATAAGCTATCCCGCATTTATACCGTTGGAGCTAAAAGGTCGGTAGATACAGACACATATTTAAGTCTAACCAGATTTAAAGCAACTGCAATGAAGCATGTAGAGAGGATGACGAGACTTATAGGTAGCGTAGCCACAAGGTTGAAATGGAACGAGGGAGGCTGGTATGAATACGAAGTAATCCCTTATTATCATCCTCTTTTTGATGATGATGTTTTTAATCCTACCGCAATTATTTATCCAACACTTTTAGCGGTGGATGAAATTTCTAACGCTGATAACCTGAAATGGATTTACTGGGATAATATGCAATACGCTGAATATGACGCTAACGGAAAAACACTATCTTCCGGTTCACACCCCTACGGTAAAATTCCATTTGTATTCACCCATAGAGAAAACCAGATAAATTCACATTTCGTTGAAGGGGCATCAGATATAGTTGACTGTAACGAACAGGTAAATATACAACTTACAGAACTTGCTTTAGGTCTTAGAATGCAGGCATTTGGGCAGGCGTGGATTACCGGTTTTGACCCTGACGAGGAAATAATGAGAGTTGGAACGGAAAGCGTTATCCCTTTACCGGAAGACGGCAGGTTTGGAATAGAATCGCCAAAAGGTGATATTTCCGCTTTTATTGAAGCTATCAAATTCCAGATAGAACTGGTTGCTAAAAATAACCACTTATGGGTTCATTGGGCGGAGCAGGGCGGAGAAATGCCATCAGGAATATCTTTAATGATAAAAGATTTAGAACGAACAGAGGATTATCTTGATGATATTGACCTGTGGAGGTTATATGAGCATGAATTTTATGAAATTGAGTATGCTATCGGTTCAGCTATGGGGTTTGCAATGACAAATCCGTCTAAATTCAGGGTTGATTTTGAAGAACCTGAATATCCGCAAACTATTCAAGACCAGATTATGAAAGATGAATATTTGCTTAAACATAACCTTATAACAGAAGCTAAAATCATGGTCAGGGACAATAAAGACCTAACCTTAGAGGAAGCACGTAAAACTATTAACGAAAATAAGAAGGAAAACCAGACAAGTGTCGCATCACAATCAATCTTTACGAAATTACGTAACGAAGCTCAAACAAATGGGCAAGCAGGTGGACTTCAACCCACCGAAAGCTAATATCTCTCAACTTCTATCATCAGAGGATAGCCTAAGAGAATATGCTACGGAATTTGCAGAAAGAGCTATAACCAAATTTATACCTTCTATAAAAAAAGCACATAACTTAGGTATAAGTTTCGCTGAAACCTTAAAAAATGCAGATTAAAGTTACATCTAACTTCAAATTCTCTAATATGGCTAACGCTATCCCTGATATTATAGAAAAAGGACTTAAAAAAACCGCCAAAACATCGGCGGACGCTTCTAAAAAGGCTATAAGTTCAGGATTACAACCACCACTTAAAGAATCTACACTAAAAGTAAGAGAAATTAGAGGATATTCAGGCTCCACTCCGCTTATAGCGTCAGGAAGGTTGCATAAATCAATAAAACCTACCGAGAATAAAATGGCAGTCAAAGAATACGGACTTATCCAAGCTGGGGGGTTCACACCTGCAAAAGTGCCACACAAAGAAGCATTAGACGAAGGAAGGCTCGTTTTTGTCAAAAACACCAAAGGAATAACCGTTCCTGCACGTAATTTTATAAAAACAGAAGCAAATTTAGAAGAAATTGCCGATAAAATAGTGAAATCACTGAAATAATGCCAGAACTTACATTCACAGAAGAAGAATTAACAAGATTAGAAGAAGAAACAGACAGTAACACCGAAGAACTTATAGCTCTGTTCCTACTACTAATATCATACGACGTTGAAATATTTATATCAAGAATAAACCAAACAGTAACAACACTGAAAAACAGCGGACTAACAGACCAAGCTATACACGAAGTCCTGCAAAGAGATTTAGATACCAGCGGGAGAATATTCGGAGAACTCAAAAACTCTATAAAATCAGGCGTGAAAGGAACTATAATCCAATCATCAAAAACAGGACAATCTAAAATATTCCAAGATAAAAAAAAATTCAAATGGGTAAACGTAGAAGGACACGTTATCTGCGACGACTGCATCGCAAGAGCAGGTCAAATCGAAACATGGGAAACATGGGAATCTATCGGTATGCCAGGCTCCGGATGGTCTCTATGTAAAGCCAACTGCTACTGCATCTTAGTCCCCGAAGATACAGATATTGACGATAATGTTAAACTCTAATCCTCCACAGACTTATTCACCGAATACTTAAACACACCAGCATCTCGCTCAGCCTTCTCCAAACCAGCTATCCACTTCATCCTATCAGACTTCTTCTGACGACCTATAGGCATTAAAGAATATCCAACACGCTCCGCACGACGACGTAAACGCTGCGCCTCATTCCAATGCGCCTTCTTCACAGCCTTAGAACCAACCTCCTTGTTCTCCACACTCTCACGACGACTACGCTCAGACTGACTACCACCAACACGTTCAGGCAAATCATCAACAACAGGTATATCCTCCACCAACCCCTTAACATCATCACCAGACACATCCTCAAAATCAGCATCCGCACCATCCATAGCCAAAAACTTCTCAAACGGACTCTTAACAGTTATATTTAAACGCTTAACCAACTTCCCACTATGCTCCAATATCAAACGAGCAGCCTGAACATTCCCAGACTTAGCCTCACGAACCATACTACATAATACCGCAGGCAACTCAAATCCCAATAACTGCATATACCTATCATATACAGCATCCGAAAAAACAGCATCATTACGCCAACGCAAGATAGTCCCACGACCAACCCCAACACGCTTCGCCAACTCACCAGCACCAATAGAAGGCTCCAATGCCCATATCTCAATAGCAGCACTCTGACGCCTACTAAAACCACCAACAACAATTTCACCAGATTTTAACATACCAAAATATACAAACTTTTTACCACAATACAATAATGAAACCTAAAATGGGCATTTCGACTGAAATAGGGATACACACACCACCCACCTCCCTATCCACCCACACCCATAGGAAAAAACTTCCCACTACAGGAAAAAATTACCACACCTTGTAGGAAGAAACTTCCCATTGTAGGAAAAAATTGCCTACAATCACAAGCTAAAGTAAAACGTCATTAGATGACGTTTCACCCCCCTCCACAAATTTCCATAAAATGAAACCTAAAAAAACATCATAAAACCACCTAAAA